TACTTCTCATCAAACTGTTGTTTCAGTTCTTTAGAACATGCTAAGAGTGCTAATAGTTTACCTCCAAGATAATTAAATCCAAATGGTTGTGTAGGAACAATATTAAATCCCATCACATAATGAGGATTAATTTCTGATAGAGAAACAACTTTACCAAAATATTCATTACGTGGTTTACTATTGATAGTCGGTGATCCAAATCTAACAACACCAACTATCTTATTACTATTAGTTTCTGTAACTATCCACTTATGAGTACGTCCAGGTATTGCTTCTTCAATAGGATTAGAAGCAGTTAAATTTAAAACTTCAGAATACATCCATTGATTATACCGATGTGCCATTTTAGCACCTGTATCAACTACATGTATCTGAAATTCCATTTCACTTGGATGCATACCAAATGAATCAAACATATCTGACTCTGCACCAAAAAGATATCCAGGACGGTCAGACATCCTATCTTTCTTTACATGCCGTAAGTAATCATCAATCCTATTAAAGTTGGAATAATAAGTGATGAATCTATCAGCAGCATAAACAGCATCTGATTCACTAAGTAACATTAATATAAAGTTCTACCATTATATTCTCTACCTACTTCAACTTCAATAGTATCAAATAGTCTATTCAAAGACTTAGCATAAGATCTGTATCCACTACCAACATATAATTGTCCTGCTAATACTGATACGGTAGCAGCACCCCAGAAGATATAATAAAACCTAGACTTAACTTGGTTCCTCTGCTTTGGTCTGTTAGGACCCCATTCAGGTAACGGTGGTGTTGTCATTTTAAGTTGCCCTCCAAGCGACATAGTAAATAAAAAATAATCCTAATAGGATTGTAAAAGGAATCGGAAAGAATGGTACTACTGTAAATGCATGAAGCACTTGTGCAATAACAATTCCGAAGAAAATCCACATTAGCCACATTCCTAATTTATTATGGAATGAACCTTTCTTGTAAAATTCAGGACCGGAACCTACCCAATCCTTATCTTGTGGATTCTTATGCCAAGGTGTAGCATGGTCTAAATCAAACCATTTTTTCATTTGAATTCACACTCGCACATTATCTCAGTGAGCGCAGCCAAGAGGTTAATTTCTTGGTCAGCCACGAAAGCAATCTGATACTGGTATTTGGCAATGATAAGAACAGCAAGAGGGATACTAGGAGGAACCACTGCGTCAGTGAGAGACTCATAGACACGACGTAAAATAACCCCAGGATCGTTGTCAAGGTTACTAACAACCCACTTACGCACTTCAGTGAAGTTCTTCTCTTTGAGTTTCCGTATAAGGTCCGATGTTTTGACATCACTAAACTCTGCTAAAATCGATGTATCAATTGTGCCACTACTACTATAGCGTTGGCACTCATTAAGAACTCTCCTCCAGTCTGGAAAGTGTTTATTGATGAGTTCTGCTAAGACTTTCTTATCAGCATCAATCCTCTCAGTTTCCAAAATGGTATTAAGACGATTAAAGAAAGCAGCTGCTATCGTTGCTTTCTGTTTTCCTGTGATAGAAAACTCAATGACGGCACACCTGGAATGTAAGGGTTCAATGATTTTGTTCTTATAATTGCAGGTAAATATAAACCTACAGTTGTTGTAGAACGCCTCAATATTGGCCCTAAGTAAGAGTTGTACATCATGAGTTGTGTTGTCTGCCTCATCTATGATTATAACCTTATGGGTCCCAGTTGCAGAAAGTGAGACAGTAGAAGCAAAGTTCTTTGCCTGATTCCTTACTGTATCTAAGAACCTACCCTCATCAGATCCATTAATAACAATGTAATCTGCACCTAACTGTTCACATAAAGCACGTGCAATAGTTGTCTTACCACAACCTGCAGGTCCAGAAAGAAGAAGATTTGGTATCTCTCCTTTCCCTACAAACTCCTGAAACGTATTCTTAATACTATCTGGAAGAATGCAATCTTGAACAGTCTTAGGTCTATACTTTTCTACCCATAGGAAATCACTCTTCATAAGTAGAATCCGGTTCGAGAGCGATGTAGTAAGTTAAGTCATGCTCACGACATGTAAACTTCGAGAGATTTTTAGAAGAAACTATAACATCATAAGAACCTGGAATCACTTTAATATTCTCAACCTTAAAGTTGAAAACAAAAGTACCTTCAGTTTCACCAACAACTACTGCATAGTCATTGGAAGTATCATTCTTCTTATCACGAACAAGAAGTTTAACAACACCATTTTCACCAATAACAGACAAGTCTGGTAACTGATAAACAGATGCGGCCTTAAGAAGTTTATCCAGTTGGTCAGTACTTAACTCAAAGGTAACATCCTCACTAGGAAGTGTTATTCCCTTATCTGGAGGGGTAACAATTACATTTGGATCTGCAAAGAAATACTTTGAACGAGATCTTCCTTCTTTAATGATAACAAAATTATCATTAGTAAAATCCAATTCAGGATTATTATGTAAAGACAATCCATTAAGGAACTGTGTCAAATCATAGATACCAAAATCTTTTGGTAGTTCTTCTTTGATAGTTGCTTCAGCAAGAATATTCTTCATTACAGAGATTGTACGAAGAGACTTTCCTTGCTTAAACAAAATGGACTGATTAATGTTGCTGAAGTTCTTCAGCAAAGTCAAAGTTGAATCAGAAAGTTTCATAACCACGGGTCGGAGTTTCATCGGTTGTGTGTCCACTGAAATAATAGAGCAGGAGACAATAATGCATTGCTTTTAATATATCACGTTTTGCTTGTCCCTTTTTATCATACCGTGCAAGATACTTAATAGCATTGGAACGGCAGAAAGATTCTGCATCACCCACAGACTGAATTAAATCTAATGTCTGTGTGTTGTTTTGATCTGAAGTATAATGTCCCGTATATGTTGAAGAAACATATTCTTGGAGATCTTTAATCCCCTTATCTTCTTCATACTTTCTACAAGAAGCTCCCTTCAAATCCGGTTCTGGTTTCTTAGAGTTCATAAAGTCATTGAATTCCTTTTCGGAGTTGGCATTTTTTACCTCACTGGAGGTATAAAAATCACCTTGAATAACTTCTTTATCTAAAGAACCTGCTCTCCTTCGAGTTACAGTTTCACCCCCATCAGGTGACTCATAAACATATGGGGGATAATTCTTAGGATCGTCTGGGTCAGGAATGGGAGTATATTCATAACCCCCATTCTTCTTGACCCATTCAGCACCTTCTTCTGCAGAAGTAAACTTGTTCATAATAGGGTACTCTTCATCAAATGTTCCATTAAGTAAATCATATGCAAGACTCCAGGAACATATCATAACACCTCCTCCTGGGTAATGTCAACATCATTATCAACCTTGTCATAAAGATCCAAGAATGCTTGCTTAGTCTCATCATCGAATCGATTTAAGCAGAGTTGAATTGATTTTACCTTATCTCCAAATATCTTGTGTGCTTGAATGATATGAACTAAACGACGAGTGGAGATAACCTCATCAATACCACCATCATAGAATGTCTTTCTAATGATGTCAGCCCAATCTGCAAGACGAGCACAAAACTTAGCATCAGAACACAACTTCTTAAGGATGTTAGTCTCTACAGCAGCACTAGGATACTCTTGCTCAAAGGTTAAAGCAAATCTCTCAAGGAATGCTTCATTCAGTACATTAGTACCAATGAACCTACCATCGTCGGATCCTTTACCCTTAGTATTTGCAGTAGCAATAACATTAAACCCTGCTGCTGGTTCAACATACTTTCCTATCTTCTTGAGAAAAACCCCTTTCCCTTCAAGGATGGACTGTAAACAAAGTATCTTATTAGATGCAAGGTCCACTTCATCCAAAAGTAGGATTGCTCCACGTTCCAATGCTTCGATGACTGGGCCGTTATGCCATACTGTCTCGCCATTAACAAGGCGAAACCCACCAATAAGATCGTCTTCATCCGTTTCAATCGTAATGTTAACTCTGATCAATTCCCTTCCCAATTGAGCACATGCTTGCTCTACACCAAAGGTTTTACCATTACCAGAGAGTCCAGTAATAAATGAAGGATAGAAAATACCAGATTTAAGAATCTTTTTAAGAGTAGAGAAGTTACCAAAAGGAACAAATCTATCATCCTTATCTGGAACTAACTGAACTGCAGAAGGTGCTACATATGCCTTCTCAATACTCTTAACAACTTCTTTTACCTTAAGTTCTAAATTATACCTTCCCTTACCAACTCTAAATTTACCAATACGTTTCAGTACAGTAGATTCTGAAACACCATGAGAACGGGAATAACCTTTCACATCGGCATAAGTAAATTCTGTACCAAAGAGGCTTTTTAAATCGTTGATGATTTTGTCCTCTGTCATTTTAGGATTCGCTGTAAACATAATGTGATTTGTTCGATACCTTTATTATAAAGGTTAGTAATGTAGATTAGGGGAAGGTAGGGACAGTTTGTCAAATGTCACATATACCTTGTAAGGGATCAGGTTCTTCTTTCTTTTTTTCAACGAGTCCCTCCTTTTTTAACCTGTCATAATTATAGCAACCGTCAAAACTTAATTTGACTTTTGGTTCATTTTTTTTCTTCATGCTACTAACTCCACGAATTCGGATAAAATTTTACGATTGAACTTCGACTTGTTCAATGACTTTTTAAATGCATTTCTAATCTGAGATTTAGTTGCATTATCATCAACTTCAAAATCAACATCTTTATCCATCTCATTAGTAGAGAGTGCAAAGAACTTAGTAAAATTACCAAGTGATAAAGCAATTGATTTATGCTTTCTCCATTGAGCACTATACTTTTCCATAGATTCCCAACCAATAGTCTCACCATAACGAGTCCATTGTCTGAGCATTCTATTGAATTCACCATTAGTTGATAAACGAATGCCAATGAAGTTAACTTCTGGAAAATTATCTTGAAGATTTTGGACTATAGCAGCAGTTTGTGCAAGATAATCTTTTAGATGATAGGTA